ATCCGTCACCGGGTTGATCAGCAGGTAGGGATACCTGTCCACGTTGTCGCGGCTCCACATCGTCGCGTGGCCCTGGATCTGCTCCGGCGTGAGGATCGGCTTCTCGGTGTCGAAGCGGGCGCAGATCTCACCCAGCCAGCTCACGAGCATGTTCGACAGGCGCTGCGCATCCTTGGCGAGGCGCACGTGCCCCATGCAACGCTCGACCCCGTCGACTACCCATCGTTTCCCATAGGTCGGGATGATCGGGATGCACTTGCCGGCAATCAGCCCGCAGTCCTCCAGCACGCCACCACCGGAGAGGATCCACTTGCGCACCTTGCGGGTCTTTTCCCTCTTCTGCCGCACCTCGCGAAAGCCCGTGGCCTCGAGCGTCTCGAGCTTCTTGTCGTCGTCGTCGAGCTCCTTCTGCGTCACCCGCAGGTCCTTGACGCCTTCCTCGGTCTGCAGCAGGCCGCGGTAGTAGTGGACGAGTTCGGTCTTCTCTTCGACCTCGTAGTATTCCGCCACGTAGACCAGGTCGGGCGTGGACCAGTCGAAATAGCGCTTCTGCAGGCTGCTCGGCCAGGTGGCCGGATCGTCGCTGTACTCCTCGATATAGGCTTCCTTGGTCATCGGCACCAGCACGTAACAGCGCTTGGCGTCGGCCTTGTCCTGCCGGCGGGCATCGAGGTCGAACCAGACCGTGGAGTCCGCGTCGAAGATCGGCTCAATGATCACCCTTTGAGAATCGTTGTCCTCGTCGTACTCGTCCTCATAGCAGGTCCTGAGGCGCCAAGCCCCGAAACCGCCTCCTGCGGCCTCCTCGAAGGCGTTGTCGTACGCCTCGTTGGCTGTCGAGGCCTGCTCGTCGGCACGGTACAGCCCGTCGCAGGTATCGGCGAACTTGTCCTCGCTGCCGTCGCGCGGGGTGAAGTCGACGCTGATGCGGTTGTTGCGGTACTCGTTGATTATGCGGATCACTGCCAAGTGCACTTTGTTCAGCTCGTACCGTGGGCGATTGGCGAACTGGTCCTCCAGGTCGCCTGCCCACTGCGCGCCGGCCAGCGAGTAGAAGCGGCGATCGTCGACGCATTGCTGACGCTCGTGGCGCAGTGCTGTCTGGATGCGGTCGAACTCCGCCAGCGCACGGGCATGCACCTCGCTCCAACGTTGGTCTTTGGTCTTGGCCATGTCTCTCCCCTAGCTTTCGTTACTTTGTTGCGTCCCATCCCGAAGCCGCTGCAGGAATCCTGCAACGCGCGCGGAGTGGAATGCAGGAATCATGCGTCACCGACGGCCGAAGTAGTTCACCACCGGGATCATCTCGGCTTTCACTTCCTTCTTGCGCGGACTGACGATGCCTGGGAACAGTTCGGTGAGTGCCCAGATCAGCGCATCGGCCCGGTTCGGGCTGTTCTCGCCGAGGTAGCCCACCGTCGAGAAGGCGGTCAACTCGTCCTCGAGCTCGGGGAAGTCGCCGACGTGGCGCACCTTGCCCTGCTCGTAGAGCGCGGCGATCGGCTCAGCACGGACTGCCTTGCCCCTCGAAGCTGTGACAGCCTTGTAGGGCACCTTGCGGCCGCCGGCTTCCTTGCGCGAGGCCTGGATGGTGGCTTCCACCATCGCGCCGCCGTAGTTGACCTCGCCGACCAGCACATCAGCTTCATGCCGGTCGAAGGCGGAGACGGCCACCCGTCCCCAGGTGGCAGGGCCTGCCTTGACGGTGCAGTCCTCCAGCAGGTAGGCCTTGCCGTCGGTTCCCAGTCCCGCCACGATGATGCCGATGGCGTCGTTGTCGGCGTTGTCGATGTCGCCCGAGCCGGACGGGTCCACCGCTATGGCAATCCTCACCATGTCCGGGAGCTTGCCATCTGTCACCCGGTGGGTCTCGATGTTCTCGTCGTGAAAGAGGGCGTTCGGGGTGGCGTCGGCGAACTGGCCGTCCATGAAGCGCTTGCGCAGGCGTGCGGAGAGCCCCTCCAGCGTGGCGAAGTACTCGCTGGAGATGTTCTGCCGGTTGTCGTTCGGGTTGATCTGGAAGGCGGCGTAGTCGTCCGGCCGGGCCAGTGGCAGCTTTGACTCGGGATCGCGCTTCTCGACGAACAGCTTGTAGGTCCAATGTGACTTGGAAGGCGGGTTGCAGTCGTACCACAGGCGGGTCCGCAGCGGCTTGGGATCGCGGCCCTCGATCGTCTGGTTCACCTGCTGCGCCAGGCGGGTTACAGCGATGCCGACTGAGCCCCATGGGATCTGGCTGCACTCGTTCAGGTGGATGGTGGCGAACTCCATGCCGAGAATCTTCTCGGTGCGCTCCTTATCGTCCAGGCCACCGAACCAGTATTGCGAGCCGTTCTCGAATTCCGCGTACCAGTCCGTTTTGCTCAGGTTGTAGTCGACCCCTGGAAACGCGAGCTTCATCGCCTTGGGGAAGGTGTCCAGGATGATGGAGGTCTTGATGGCGTTGAACCTGAAGCGCAGCGAGGCGTGCCGGCTGGCGGGAGCCTTGAGTGCGCGCATGACGATGTTGCGCACGATGAGGAAGGTCTTGCCCGAGCGTGAGCCGCCGAACAGCATGCCGTGCGTGGCGTTGCCCGCCATGATCTCCTGGGCCTGGAGCTGGCGCTCGGTCAGGCCGAAGCTCACAACTTCTCGTCCTGCTGTGTTGCGATGATGCGTACCGGACCTCCGCCTTCGCCCACGTGTTCGGTGCGGGCGAGCTTTGGAGCAGCGTACTCGGCGAGCTTGCTCATCAGATCTAGCGCCTTGCCTGGGTCTGGCCGTTCGCCATGGCTGCCTGTGGCCACTTGCGATAGCCAGAGTTCGACGTTGTCGCGGTTGCTGTCGAGCAAGTCCTGCACGGTCTTGCGGAACTCCTGCGTGAGTTTGTTCGGCGTTCCCTTTGGTCGACCAGGACCTGGCGTTCCGTCGCCAACCCTCGGTTTCTTATGGGTTTTTTTTTCCTCTTCACTCATTGTGCGCTATCCGCATCAAGTTGCGCTAATCGGCGCTCGATTGCTTGGATAGCTTCGGGCGAGTTAAGCGGGATCTGCTGGCCGTTGGTGTCTTCGATGAAGAGCTTTTCCAGCTCCTTGGTGCTGGCTTTGCCGCTTTTGAGGCGGGATAGGAGCTTTTCGAGCTTTTCGCGTTTGTCCACAGCTTGTTCACCCGCGTTTGTGCTTTGGCGGCTGCTTGGCGGGCTTGACGGTCGCGAGCGAGCCGAAACTCTCACCGACGGTCAACTGCGTTTCGTTGCCGGGCCTGCACTTGGTTGTAAAGCCGCCTTCGTACTGCTGGCCGAAGGCCACGCCTTGAATCGTGACACGAACGCCTGCCATGTCCTTGAGGTGTCGTGTCGTGGTGATATCGATGGCCATGGTGTGTTTCACAGGAAGGCGAGGAACAGGGCGCTGCGGGTTGCCAGGGCGGCGGCGGTGATCTGCTCGCCGGTCCAGTCGAGGGCGTGCTCGAGGCGCTTGAAGCAGTTGGTGCGCCGGCGGTCGGGCTGGATGCCGGCCCAGGCGTAGACGTTCAAGGCCTTGGTGCCGTTGCGGCAGGTCACGGAGTCGTCCTTTCGGGAGGTCAGTTCGCCGGCGGTGTGCATGTTGGAAGCGACCTTCGAGACGTGGCTGATGGGCCACTCGAGGGCCTCGGCGATCTGGCGCACGGTGCGCTCGATGCGGTCTTGCATCAGGTCGCGCAGTAGCTGTCTGTCTTCACCCACGGACATGCGGACACTCCCCAGCATCCCATGGGGACGCAGTGTCGCCCGTTCCTTTTGCCTAGGAATCGGGCGGCGGTGGTTTATTTGTTCGTGACTGCCAGGCCGGCGGCGAGGTGGTCCATGGTCTGGACGAAGGCGGTGTCGAGTCCCCACCACACCCCGGCGAGGATTGAGCCAATGACGGTCCAGCGCGCCATGTCGAGGATCACGCCGGTCAGGATCTGCAGGTCTTTTTGCTTCATGTCGTCTTTTCAATCCACTCTTTGCGGCCGTCGAGGATCTCGTAGGGGGCGAGTGCCCAGGCCTTGCACGTGTGCCACTTCGGGTGGAAGGAGGCTCTGAAGGGCGACAGGCTGCAGTTTGCAAAACCGTGCCGGGCCATCTTTTGCAGGTACTTGTCGCGGTTAGCGTCCGTCTTGTCACGCAATCGGCTATGGGCGCAGGTCGCACAAGATTGGTCGCTCATTGCAGGCGCTCCCACTCGCGGTAGGCCATCAACGGGGTGTAGCCGTAGCCACGGCGCCGCAGGCCACCACGCAGCCCCAGGCAGTGCCACAGCTTGGCGCGCAGGAACAGGCGTGGCTTGCTCACAGCCGCGCCACCAGGACGGAGGCGACCCAGCAGGCCAGGCCCGCGGCCATCAGGTTCCAGCGCGCCGCCGGCACGCCGAGTGCGGCCAGCACGAACAGCACAAAGG